TCTCTTTGAAAACCCTAGACCCCGATAAGGCTTTCTCCAACCTAGACGACGAGGAACAGTACCGCTACCTCGTCCTTGAGTCTCCGTACTCTGAGGACCTCTTCTCCAAAACGTACTTCGACATTGAGCTAGAGCCATACGAGATTTTCTCAATGAAACTCCTCATGGGCCGGTTCCATAGCGAGGAGGAAATCTATGCTTTCATCGAGAAGTACGACATGGACTTCATGTTCGAGAACGGGTGGATACGTCATGGCAACGAGGCCGGTGTATCTCCTGAGTACTTCCGTTCACCCAACGTACTTGTCCTCTGGCCTGCTGGTTTCGGGAAGACTACCGTGGTCACCCAGATACTTCCAGTACTCTCCATCTGCGACAACCCTAACGCGCGGCTCCAGTTCATCGCTAAGGATAAGTCTGAGGCCAACTCCTTTTCAACCGGCATTCGTCAAAAGCTGGAGTCTCCAGAGTTAATCATGGACTTCGGACAGTTCAAGCCAGACGATAAGGTTGTCCCTTGGTCATATGATAAGTTTTCTGTGCAGCAGCGGCAGTGGAGGGATAAGGAAGAGAACTTCTCCTTCTACGGATGCAACTCCTCTACCGAAACTGGTAAGCGTTCAGACCAAGTGTACATTGACGACATCGAGCTTGCCGACACAGTACGGACTCCGGAAGAGAGGGCGAAGACCCTCGAATGGGTGAACGTTGGTCCAATGACTTCTGCGCGTCCGATGTGGCCGAAGGATGGCAATGGTAAGGTTCTCATTCCTAGCGGAGTGTCGTGGAGCAAGCGTACACGCTATTGGGGCACTGGGTTTGTTGGGACCATCTTCCATCCAGAGGGCCTCTACGCGATGCTCATGCGAAATCCAAACTTCACCTGCGTCAAGTTCTCTTGCTGGAAGGACAAGAAGAAGACTATCTCACTGTCTGATAAGATGCTTAGTGCAGCTGAGCTGAACGCAAAGCGCAAGGACATCGGGCACCTCGCGTTCAACAAACGCTTCGACAACATCGCATACAACGAAGAAGAGATGGCCTTCAGGGAGTCTTGGATTCGCGGGCTTGAGGAAATATATAATGGTGTGGCAGTACAGCATAAGGGTTGCCTAAATATAAATAGAAGCTTCTCTGACATCGACCCTAACTGGGATATATATGTAGGTTTCGACCCGGCGAGTGGTTCGAGGTCAAAGTGGTCCGCTGAAGCTGCGTATGTTGCGCTCGGCGTTGACCCGGAAGAGGAACCGCTTACTCTCCATCTTATCGACTTTGACCTTCTTCAGGACAACTTCGACAGGATGCTTGACTTGCTTCTTGAGGGTAACGAGAGGTATAATGTCGAGGGGTACCTCACCAAGTACAACTACAAGCTTGCCGTAGTTGAACATAATGGCTTCGGGAAATGGATGGTAAGCAATGACAGAATTCAACCCTACATTAACAGGCGACTCATCGCTGAGTCTTGGACTGGGGACAACAAGGCCGACCCTGAGGCCGGAGTCTTTTCCATGGGTAAGCTGTTCCAAGACGGGTACTTCGATATTCCATACAAGGAATCATCTGATAAGGAACGTGCCGAGGAGTTCATCGGACATCTCTTGATGTATCCTAAGGGTACCTGTGACCTTGTGATGGCTACATGGCTAGCTCAGCTAAAGATACCGCGCAAGACCAATACAGAACACCGTAGCTGGTTTGTGTATGGTGGACGTGGTAAAATGTATAGGGTTCCTAAGTAATGTGGTATAATGTAAAAGACACGTTAGGAGGTGTTGATGGCTTCTGTATCTGTTGACAGTATTGTAGAGTTGCGCGCGTCGTTGGAGCGCAACGATGGTGGCCGCAACGCCTCATACGACGAAGTAGTACGATTCTATACAGGCGGAGACCTTGAGACAGCCCAGAAGCAGGGCTTCTTTTCTGGTATCGCCAGTGCCATTACGTCTATCTTTACTCCCCGCTCAAGCGACGACGACACTGAGTTGCTTACTCCAATCAACATTATTAAGCCAGCTATCGATAACAAGGTAGCTTATTTGTCCATGCTGCCATCGGTCAACGTGATTACACCGCCCGACTCGATGGCTCCGATGAGTAACCCGGCGCTCGCTACCCCGGGACCGAGCGGTCCTACCGGCCTAGAGACCGCACAGATGGGGGGTGCTCTTGGTGCTCCTCCGACTCCTCCGGCCGAGACGCCCCCCGAGCTAACTGGTATGGAGGGGATGCCAGGTGGAATGCCGGGCATGGAGCAGGAGCTTCCAAACTCTCCTGCTGGTACCCCAGCGGTCCCCAGTGAGATGCCGGAAGACGACTGGGCCATGAGCTTTGCCGACAGGGAAGAGAAGCTTATCTACTCCCTGCTTGATGCATCGAACATGACACGTAGGTGCCGCGACGTTGCGTGGTCTATCTCCGCAATGGGCGGCGCTGTTATCGGTGTGTGGCCCGACTTGAGGCATGGTCGCCCGCGCATCTTCACGCGCACTCCTCAGAACTTCTATCCCATCGCGTATGATGATGATGGTCTTGAGTTGCAGATTGCTCTCTGGGTAGACAAGATGACCGGGCTTGAGGTCCTTGCTCAGTACGGTATCGCGGACTACAAGGACTCTGATGAGGTAGAGGTTATCTTCTACATGGACGAGGAGCAATTCTGCACAGTTCTCAACAAAGAGCAGTACGCCCACGACCCCATCGAGAATGTGATGGGCGTTGTTCCTATCGTGTGTGTTGGCACACTCGGAGTTCCGGGTATGATTTTCGGCAGCACGGAGATGCAGGATGCTATCCCAGTCGCCAAGCAAATCAACTACCACATGGCGCTCATTGATAAGATGTCCGACGCTATGGTTGAGCCGACCATCTTTATCACTGACCCGCTTGAGGTTCCTGACAATCTTGCCATTGGCAAGGGCGGCGTTGCTACTGCGGGTAAGGACGGTAGCGTTGAGCTGCTTGGTCCAATCCAGCTTCCTCAGGGCTTCTGGACGCTCGGTGAAGTCCTGAACAACTGGTTCGACCTGATTGCCGATAACCCCGCTGCGTTGCGTTCGCAGGGCGGTGGCATCCAGTCCGGTAAGGGTTTCAACGCTCAGCTTGGTCCAGTTGCCGCTAGGCTTCAGACGAAGCTTGACCTTGTGATGGCCGCGTGGAAGCGCGTCATAAAGTACATGCTCCTGATGTGGTCTACGTTCGAGGGCGCTAACGAGCCGCAGAAGGCGACCGGCCTTCAGTCCAAGGAGTTCTACTACTTCGAGGCCAAGCCCACCGACTTCGTTCTCAACGGAGAGATGTGGACAGAACTTGAATGTACGGTGAACGCTCAGGCGTACATTGATAAGCAGACCGACCGAATCGGAATGATGCAGCTGTATCAGACCGAACTCCTTGACTGGGAGACGGTTGCTAACGAACTTCCCGAGATTAAGGACCGTGCTAAGGTACGTCGTAACATTGATAAGGACCGTCAGTGGAAGGCTCAGGGCATGGCCCTCGCTGCCCAGATGGCGCAGTCTCCTGCTACCGCTAACGTTAACCCGGGCGATGCAGAGAAGGTTGGATACGCCATGGAGCGCGGTATGCTTACCGAGACTCCTCCGGGTCCAGTGCCTACTGCTGATATGGGCGCAGCTCCAGCCGAGCCTGAGGCTATTCCTCAGGAAGGCATGGAGGTTGCTGCTCCGCACCAGAGGCTCCTCGACATCATCGAAGAGTTCTTCAATGGGATTGAGAAGCTTCGCGGCGCTGCTTGGTGGGGTGGAGACCCACTCCTGCGGCCCGAGACGTTGGCCTCTGAGAACTATACCATTACTGTGTGGATTACCGACAGTCAGGACCAAGGTACGATTACTCGCGCAGCTGCGAAGGTCCCGGCCATCTACGGCCACATCAAGTTCATTCAGGGTCAGCCCGGTGAAGGCGTGCAGGCCCAGCAGTTCAGTCAGGGCAGTGAAGAGCCTGAGGTCCCGCTGGAGCCTACGGGAGAATCTCCCGAGCTTGACCGTATGCTAGCTGGTGAGATTTAATGGCTGGCAAGGGGAACCTGTCTGTTAGCCAGACTCCGCAGTATGGGGATAAGGTTGCGCTAGACAGGCTGACAAGTAACACTACAACTCCGATGTCTGGCGTTCCTGTCGAAAGGCAGGGCGCTGGGCGTCCAGTTGGAAGCGGAGGGCAAACCGCTGCCGCTGGTGCAGAGACTCTTCCCCCGCAGCACCGAGAGGCAATGTCTGAGATTGCTCAGGCAGTACAGCGGCTCCAGTACTTCGAGTCTCTTAATCGAATCATGGACACTCCCGAGACAAGGATGTATCTCCTCGACGCACAGCGAGACTTCCAGCGTCAGTCTGTGAACTTCGAGGGCGATACTCCAGACTGGGATATTGACTAATGCCTACAGGCGACGAAGGGAAGATGGCAGCATACCTTGCTTACCTAGCAAGGCAAAAGAAGAAGAAGGACAAGAAGGCCGCTGCAAAGGCGGACTTTGCTGCACAGCATCCTGAGGCTAACCCGATTCAGCCTGCCGGTGGCATGGCTGGAACGAACCCGCGCGTACCACCGAAAGCTCCAGTTATTGAAGAGCCGAAGCCGATGGAGTGGGACCGCGAGAAATTCGGGGAGCCTATCGTCCCAACCATCCCGTCTATCGTCCACGATAGTTCTACCGACGTGGCGAACATGCACAACTTTACAATGGCCTACTTCGACAAGTGGCACTGCTTCCCTACGAGCAAGCAGACTAAGGCGTTCCTCGAAAGCGCAACTTCTGTCTGGACGCGCAAGCAGTGGTACGATATGCTCAAGCCGCTCAAGTCGGTTACCGAGAAGCCGATGGTCGAGGAGTACGCTAGGTACACAAACTCGAAGACTTCGCCCAACGGTCCAGCTACCACTGGTATTGACGACAAGAAGATTACCAATAGAGGCATGGGGCTTCAGGGCTTTGAGGTAACAAAGGATATCATCAATGACCCGAAGAGCTTCATGGGCAATACATTCGCTTGGT